TGCAGCGGCAGCCTCAGGGGCCACCCCCGGCAGGGTACCCGCCGCATTTTTGCCGGTGCAGGCCGTTTGGGTGCGTTGCAATCGTGGCAGCCGCAAAACTGGTCGGCTGATGCTTTGGCGCAATCTGATTTAGACCGGTTGCGGGCGCGCGCCCGTAGCTTGGCGCGAGATAACGACTATATGCGGAAATTCTTGCAAATGGTCGAAAGCAACATTATTGGGCGCGAAGGTTTTGCATTACAGATGCGGGTGCCGATGGACAACAGCAACAGTCCCGACAGTATCGCAAATCGTGCAATTGAAACGGCGTTTTCCCGCTGGGCACGGCGCGGTGTGTGTGATGTCACTGGATTGTTGTCATTTGCTGATTTGCAACGCCTTTTGGTGCGTTCGGTAGCGCGTGACGGCGAAGCGTTAGTGCGTCATATCTGGGGATTTGGGAACGACTACGGTTATGCCTTGCAGGTTCTCGATATTGACCGTTTGGATACAGGTTTCAGCCGTGATCGGATGGACAATCTTAACGCGGTACGCATGGGTGTGGAGCTTAATGAATACAGTCGCCCGGTGGCTTATTGGTTGCGCACCAGCCATCCCGGCGAGCGCGGTCAGATTTCATCCAGCCCAAATCTGCGTGAGCGGGTGCCGGCAGATGAGATCAGCCATATTTACCTGCACGACCGACCAGAACAGCGGCGCGGCTTCCCGTGGGTTGCTTCAGCGATTGTCGGGCTGCAAAACTTGGGCGGTTATCAGGAAGCGGCGATTATTGCGGCGCGTATCGGCGCGTCAAAGATGGGTTTTTTCAAGCAAACCGAAGAATCTGACAGCTTTATGCCGCCAATCGATGGGCAAGAAGTGAATAACGGGCATGGCGGTGTTGATTTAATCGATACGGTTGAACCTGGGACGTTTCATGAGTTGCCCCAGGGGTACGATTTCACTCCTTTTAATCCAGATTATCCCCATGCGAATTATGATGCTTTCGTTAAAGCAAGCTTACGCGGTTTGGCGAGCGGATTAGGGGTTTCGTATCACTCGCTGGCAAACGATTTGGAGGGTGTGAACTTTTCCAGCATCCGTAGCGGTACCCTTGAGGAACGTGACGCGTGGATGTCGTTGCAGAACTGGTTTGCCGAAAGCTTTTTGTATGACGTTTTCGACCGTTGGATTGAATCGGCGTTGCTTATGGGGGCGATTAAGTTGCCTAGCGGTAAAGCATTGCCGCCTGCCAAGCTGGATAAGTTTAAAAACTACCAATGGCAAGGTCGCCGCTGGTCGTGGGTTGACCCGTTGAAGGATATTAAAACTCACGAAGCAGCTGTATCGCTGGCGGTTAAATCACGGCGCGATATTTGTGCCGAAATGGGCTTGGATTTTGATGATGTGCTGGCTCAAATCGAGCAGGAAAACGTGCTGATGGCCGAAAAAGGCATTATCTCAACTGTAAGCAATTCCGCTGCGGCGGTAGAGGGAACACCAAATGACGAAACACAATAAACCAGATAAAGCAGATATGCAAAACATGAGCCGATTTGCCGTATTCGAGCGTGAAACGGTGAATACCGAAAATCGTACGGTCGAAGTGGCATTTTCGAGTGAGGAGCCGGTAAAACGCTGGTTCGGCGATGAAGTATTAAGCCACGCGCCCGGCGCGTGTGATTTGAGCCGTTTAAACGATGGCGGCGCGGTGCTGTTTAATCATGCTTGGGATAAGCATATCGGCGTAATTGAACGCGCTTGGATTGATTCCGACAAAAAGGGCCGTGCATTAATCCGATTTGGTAATAGCGCCCGTGCTGCGGAAAAGTGGCAGGACGTGCAAGACGGCATCCTGCGCCATATTAGTGTTGGCTACCGTGTTAATGATATGGCATTAGATAATCCCGAAGCTGATTATGATGATTATCGATACATTGTTACCAGCTGGGAGCCATACGAAATCAGTTTTGTAACCGTGCCTGCCGATACTACGGTTGGTGTTGGACGCAGTAACACGCCTGAAGTAACACAATTGCCGGTAGAACCGGAAACCCAAAATCCTGAACCTATTGAAAAAGGAAACCGTAACATGGATAAAACCCAAAATAAGCCGGCAGTTGTACCTGCCGAACCAACCGATACCGCTGAACGCGGCATGCAAGCCGAACGCAGCCGTGTAAGTGAATTGCTGGCGATTGGCCGTGCATATGCGGCGCATGGTGGCATTGAGGCCGCCGAAAAAGTGATTGCAAGCGGCGGTAATGAAGCGAATTTGCGCGCGGTCATCATGGAAAACATGAAAACGCCCACTACCGTAACATCGGACAGCATCGGTATGAACGCTACCGAAAAACGTGAATTTTCGTTGCTGCGAGCAATGGAAGCTGCGGCCACAGGCAAGTGGGAAAAAGCAGGTTTGGAGCGTGAAGTATCCGCTGAGTTGGAAAAACAGCATGGTCGTAGCGCAACCGGCTTCTTTGTGCCTACCGATCTGATGGCACGTGCATACAGCAAAGGCAATGCAGCCAACGGCGGCAACACTATTGCCACTGATTTCCGTGATGACTTGTTTATCGATCTGCTGCGCAACCGTCTTGCTACCGCCCAACTGGGTGCTACCGTATTGGATGGTTTGGTTGGTGATATTACTATCCCGAAACAGCTGACCGGTAATAGCGTAACTTGGGTGGATGAAAACGGCCAAGCCAGCGATAGCAATGCCACATTTGGCCAAATTGGCTTGAAACCTAAAACCGTTACTGCCAATACCGAATTAAGCCGCAAATTCATGCTGCAATCGTCTTTGTCGGCTGAACAATTTGCACGTAATGAATTGCTCCAAGCCATGATGTTGGGTATCGATTTGGCAGCCATCAACGGTAGCGGCACGTCGAATCAACCTACAGGCATTCTGAATACATCCGGTATTGGCGCGGTAGCCATCGGTACCAACGGTGGCGCGTTGACTTGGCAGCATATCGTTGCGTTGGAAACATCCATTGCCGCCGCAAACGCAGATTTGGGCAACTTGGCATACCTGACCAACACCAAGGTGCGCGGTGCGCTGAAAACTACTCTGAAATCCGAAGGCGTGAGTGGTTATATTTGGCAAGACGGCGATACTCCGTTGAATGGCTACCGCTGCGCAGTATCCAATCAAGTGCCGAGCAACCTGACTAAGGGTTCTGCGGCGGGTAAATGCAGCCCTCTGATTTTTGGTAATTGGGCTGACCTGATGATTGCCCATTGGGGTGTTTTGGATGTGATTGTTGATCCGTACACCAAGGGTAAGCAAGGTGCGGTGGTGATTACTGTTCTGCAGGATGTCGATATTGCTGTACGCAATGCCGAATCTTTTGCGGCAGTGAAAGATATTGTGACCGCCTAAGTAGTTTAATCAAGAAATGCCTGTCTGGAAGGTTTCAGACAGGCATTTGTGTTTAAATCATTGGAGTTTGAAATGGCAAAAGTACAAATTATCCCGCGCCGTTCTTTTTTCTTGGGCGATATGCTGCTGAATGAGTCGGAGGTGGCAGTCGTTGAAGAAGCGGATGTAGGTCATCTGATTAAAAGCGGCTGGGTTGATCTGGTAGAAGACGGTGGCGGTGGTGAATCCAAACCGGCGGCCGGCAAGAAATCTGGTGGTAAAAAAGTACCGTCCAAAGTGAGTGAAACAGACGGTCAACGCGAAGGCGAAACAGACGGTCAACGCGAAGGCGAAACAGACGGCCAACGCGAAGGCGAAACAGACGGCCAACGCGAAGGCGAAGGCGAGAATGTTTAAAGAACCGTTCGAGGTGTTTACCAATACCGCAGATTTCGGTGAAACCGTTTTGATTGACGGCGTGCCGGTAGCGGTGGTGTTTGACCGCGAATATCTACCCAATAATGGTTTCGGCGTGGTCATCGGCAATGCCGACCCACAGTTAATTGTTGCCGACAGTAAGCTGCCGCCTAATATCAAAGATGCCACCATCACCGCACGCGGTGTGGCGTATTCTGTGGCTGAAATTGATTATGACGGTTCTGGTATGTCGGTTATTCAGTTGAGAAAACAGCATGACAAGCCAGCTTACTGAAATCCGTTCCGCGGCGGTGGCATTGTTGAAGAAACGTTTTCTGCGTGTCTATGACAACCGTGTGACCGCGCCTGCGCATTCGCAGTTACCGTGTGTGGTGGTTTATATCGATGGGCGGCGTAGCGAAGTATTTAACGTGTCGCCTGTTGAATTAAAGCATACCGTACGCTTGGTAACGATGGTTTGTGTGCAGGCTAATGAACAGGCTGATGCGCTTGCAGAAGAAATGCTGGCTGTGGTTGAGCGGTTGTTTTACGCCAACCCAACCCTACGGCGGTTGGATGTCAACGGCGAGCAGTGCGATATGTTGGCTGATGATTTATTACCCGACAATCTTAATATCGAATATGACGACAGCGGCGAGTATGTTTGCGCATATTATCAGCAAGGTTGGCAGGCTGTGTATCACGAGCAATGCGGCGAGTATGTCGGCGGTGCGGCGGGATATTATCCGCAAGCCGTTATTGTGCAGTCGTTTGCCGATGGCCTGACAGCATCAAACCGCTGGCAGTTGTACGGTACAGATCCCGAAATCGAAGCAGAAGACTTAATCCCGAAAGGCTGAAAATGGCTAATATTATCCAAATCAAGCCGGTGGAAGGTTATGTAGTGACCGACCCGGCAACCATGCAACCGCTGCCCGAAGAAGGCGCATCGGTGGAGTGGTCGAATTACTGGCAGCGCCGCATCAACGAAGGCGCGGTCGAGTTGTTGCAAACAACGGCGAAGAAAGGTGCTAAATAATGGCAATCGCATTTGACCAAATCCCTGGCACTTGGCGTTTACCGGGTGCAAAAACTGAATTTAACAATGAATTGGCCAACCGTGGCGCAACCTTGAAAGCCTTTCGCGGCCTGATTATCGGCCAGATGCTGGCAGGCGGAAAGGCTGAAGCGGGCAAGCTGGTTCGTATTTCGCGTGCAGAACAAGCCGCTGAATTGTTTGGGGCTGGTTCGCAAATCGGTGTGGGTGCGTCCGCATGGTTTAAAAACAACGGCGACTATATCGAAACTTGGGCACTGCCGCTTGCTGATGCGGGTGAGGGTGTGGCCGCTACGGCTAAAATCACTTTTACCGGCACGGCACAGGAATCCGGAGTGATTTACCTGTATATCGGCGGTGTTCGTGTGCCGGTTGCGGTGTTGGTAAATGATACTGCGGACGCACAGGCAACCAAAACTGCCGCCGCTATCAATGCCGCTACTGGCTTGACGGTAAGTGCGGTAGCGGCCGCCGAAGTGGTTACGCTGACAGCGAAAAACAAAGGCGCGGTAGGAAATGATGTGGATTTGCGCATTAATTACTACCCGCTGGACGAGAAAACGCCTGCTGGCATTAAAGTGGCATTTACTCCGTTTGCAGGTGGCACCGGTAATCCGGATTTAACGGCTGCTGTGGCCGCAATGGGTGATTTGCAGTTTGATGCGATTGTTCTGCCGTACACCGATGCTGCGGCGCTGAAGGCAATGGAAGACGAAATGCAAAGCCGTTGGGGTGCGATGCGTGCTATCGACGGCATGTTTTTTGCTGCGTCGGCAAAAGGTTTCAGCGCTTTAACCACGTTGGGCAACAGCCGTAACAGCCCGTTTGCCTGTATCGGCGGCTTGCCGAAAACGCCGTCACAACCGTTTGCCTTGGCGGCGGCTATGGCGGCACAGGCAGCGTTTGCCGCGCAAAATGACCCGGCGCGACCGTTCCAAACGCTGGAACTGGTCGGCATCTTACCACCTGCGGAAAACGACCGCTTAACCGAGCAAGAGCGCAATATTTTACTGTTTAACGGTATTTCTACCTACCGCATCAATGCGGGCGGTAGCGTGCTGATTGAAATGTTGATTAGCACCTACAAAACCGGTAAATACGGCCAAACTGACGATAGCTACCTGATGATTAACACCGTCTGGACGCTGTCTTACCTGCGCTACGACTGGAACGCGTACATTGTAAGCAAGTATCCGCGCCATAAGCTGGCTGATGATGGCAATAAGTTTGGTGCCGGTCAGCCCATCATGACGCCAAAGCAGCACAAGGCAGAAATGGTGAGCCGTGCGAAGTTGTGGATGGAATTGGGTTTGGTGGAAAATATCGACCAGTTCACCGCTGACAGCTTCAGCGAACGCAATTTGGCGAACCCTAACCGCTTAGACAGCTTGTTCGTGCCGGATTTGGTGAATCAAATGATTGTATTTGCCAACAAAGTGCAGTTTATCAGTTCATAAACCATAGGCCTGTCTGAAGCAATTTAGACAGGCCTTTAAACAAGGATTAACAACATGGCAAAACAAAACCGCCGTGCCGGTACCATTTTCTTTAAAGTGGGCGGCCGTCAGCTGGATGCCAAGGGTAATTTTACCTATAACTTAGGCAACCCAAAGCGTGAAGCGATTATTGGTGCAGATGGCGTGCATGGATATAAAGAAACTGTGCAGACTGCCTTTATTGAAGGCGAAATTACCGACAGTGCCGATTTGAAGCTGGCTGATTTAACCAATATCGACAGTGAAACCATCACCTTGGAACTGGGGAACGGTAAAACCGTGGTCTTGTCGCAAGCGTGGTTTGCCGGTGAAGGTACGGGCAACACCGAAGAAGCCAACATCGGTGTGCGTTTTGAATCGCGCCTGCCTGCGCAGGAGATTTAAAGCACAATCAGCCGCCTTTATGGCGGCTGTGTGTTGAAATTATCAATAGAGAGTAGATAAATGGAAGAATGTACTATCAAATTAACAGCGCCGATCATGCACGGTCAAAACGAAATTACTGAATTAACCCTGCGCCCTATCACCGGTAAAGATATGCTGGGTATTAAGTTTGAATTTGATACCGCCGGCAAGATGGTTGTGGATGCTGATGCATCGTTTAAGCTGGGTTACAAGCTCACGGGTATCCCTGCGCCTGTTCTTTCGCAAATGATTGCGCCTGATGTGCTGAATTTGTCGATTGAGTTGCAAAGTTTTTTAGCCAGTGGCCAGTGGACTGGCCGGAGCTAGCGGCAACAATTGGCTACACCTTTAAGGGTAGCGCCGGTAATCCGTTGGATTTGGATTTAGACGGCCTGTTGTGGTGGTATGACAGAGCAGTATGGATTAATGAGCAAATATCTGGTTAAAATAACTGTGTTTATTAACTGGATGAAATCATGAAAAAGAATGCTTTAATTTTTGCCGCTTTATTGTTGTTATCTGCCTGTGGACAACCTGCTGAACCGACTGAAAAATCGGTGGAAGCATCTGCACCGCTTCAGGCTGCTGAATCTAAACAGAAAGTTTTGTTTGATGTCCGTGAAATTGTTTTGAAGCCAAGAAAGCAGGTCGAATTGTTTACTGGTGCGGCTTTGGGTGATTGTGAAAACAATAAAAACGGTCTTTCCTGTCATTATGAAAAAGATGGCAGTATTATTGATGTGGTTTATATTAATGGTGTTGCTGATTGGATAACAATCACGAATCCTAAATTTGAGCAGTTGGATGTGCCGTATCAGTTGGGTATGGATTATGAAAAATCTACTTCTATGACGGATGCGGTCATTGAATATAATGGAAAATTTGGTTTTCAAAGCCTAACCGTATTTAAGTCAGGTGCGGCGGTTGATTATGTTTATATCAAAGCAAAAACGCTTTAAAGTTTAGTTCTT